GACCTATGAACTGTCAGACAAATGTGTTGGCTTTAATAAAATTGTTAAAGTTACAGCCGCGTATCGTATGAGAGGAGGTTTCCTAAAAGGCTCTTATGGCGGCTATGATATATTTGGTTATGCTGCGCTTAAGCATCTTTATACTGCGGGTTCCTTTGACATATTAAGCTTCCATTTAGTTTCTTCTTTCATTGAAGAAATGGAAAACATTTTTGCTACTAGGTTGACGTTCCAATGGAATGAAGTGACCAGAGAGCTTAAACTGTATAACGGTGTGTATGCAAATGAGCGAGTATTGTTGGATGTAAGTGTTGAGCGAACTGAACAAGAACTGTTGAGAGATAGAAACACGTATATGTGGCTCCAAAAATGGACACTAGCAGAAGCGAAAATGATGTTGTCCCAAGGTCGAGGTAAGTTCCAATCACTACCGGGACCAAGTGGTAGTACAATATTGAACGCACAAGAATTAATTACGCAGTCAGAAGCCGAAAAAGCTGGACTAATGGATGAACTTGAGGATATGTCAATGGCTGATGCAGGTGAAGTCGGTCAGAAAGCATACTTTATAATGGGATAATATGGAAGACAATAATACACTATATGATTGCTATCCAGAAGAAAACTCTCCGGGAAATTGCCCGGACGGTGGTATTGTGGGGCCAGATGAACCAACTGTAACAGGTGATGGTTCGGGGAATAACAGTTGCCCACCGGATGGAAACTTTCGAGGTCTCCCATGTGCTGAAGATGCCGAGGTATGTTACCCATGGCAGTTAACCAACTTCGATGAAGAAGTGTGTGCAATTGATAGTTATGTGGAAGAATCTATTGCCATAGGTGGTGCCCAAGTCAATCTCCACAAGATGTTGGGAATTTATGAACAAGATAAACTTGTTGATCAGGTTGGATTGGGTATGGCCATTTCAGGTGGTACTCACCCCAACTTTCCTGCAAATAACGCATTCGACAAGTTTGACACTGAGTGGAGGTCTTCACAGACCGGACTCGAAGTAGTTAGAAAATCGTTCATAGGATATGATTTTGGTCCTATCCGTTTGGATAATGGAAGAATTCGATATGCTATTGAAACATATGTTAAAAAGAACATAGCTACACTGAGATTGAAGCAGGGATGTGATTCTAAGAATAGAGTTACAAAAGTTCGAGTCGAACGATCCTCTGATGGTAAGAAGTGGTATGGTGTTTCTATTTTAACTATACCCGACTGTGATGGTTATGTAACAATTCATTTAAAAGCCTCTGTTCCTTCTAGGTATTGGAGAATTAGGCCAGCGGAGTTCAATGGTGGACCAGAAGATTATTGGGCTATAAAAGCTTTTCAATTAACTGAACATGAAAAGACTAATGTGGAAAACATTCAAGATAAAATACTGTTAGAGAATCGTGATAGATCATATAGTGAAGAACCTATACGTTTAAAGGGCACATACGCTCCCGTAGACTATGCAGGATTTTTGGCTAAAATGGGTTTTAACTCAGGTTTTTATAATGGGGAACAATATATGTTTGAATTCTCTTTTACTGCATTGGTGAGAGCACTCGGAAGACCACTAGTTATTGGGGATATGATCCAGCTACCTAGTGAGACATATTTTGATAGTAAACTTCAACCCACGTTGAAATATCTTGAGGTTACAAACGTTTCATGGTCTTCTACCGGATTTACACCACAATGGGTTCCAACGATGATACGAGTTGTTGCAGAACCAGCAGTAGCCTCTCAGGAAACTCAAGACATCTTCGGAAAACTAACTGAAGATAGAGACTCTTTGGGAACAATCGACATCAATGATGGTGGTAAGAAGAAGTATCAAGATGTTCACGACATTGATCAAACAGTTGAAGCTGACGCAAATACACAAGTTCCACAAAAGGGACAAGATTATGCAAACAAACAACATCTTAGTAACGAACTTAAAGATTGGATCAAGCGTGAGATTCCTAATTATAACCCCGATAGACTCGATCCATTGATTCACAAATGGGGAATGGATGCACTCCCACCCAATGGTGAAGATTATACGGAGGGTGATGCGTTCCCCGGTGCTCCAAAGAATAATGATTATCATCGAAAGACATATAATGATATTGACAGAAACATGGCACCCAACCTATATCGCTTTTCTTCAAAGAAAAAACGATGGATATATCTATCAACTGATCATCGTTATAAAATACGTCAAACTGAACCTATTCTTTCGGACTTCTTGAATCCAGCATCCGAAGACGGTACTATAGACTTTCGCGCAGACATTGATAAAATTGAAGCGGCATTAAAAAAGAGCATTAAAAAAGACTAACACTCTTTACTTTTATCTCTCTAGCCATTAAGCTTCTGTGCTGACCATATAAAGGAAAGTCAAGGAACCTAATGAATGAATAGTAAGAAACAACATCACATAATCAACAATCTGTTGAACTCACCCGAACTGTTGGGGAAATGTATGGGTATTCTTAAATCAGAGTATTTTGATCCAGAGTTCATTCCACATGTACAATTTTTATTAGACTATCATCATGCACACAACACTAACCCCACGGTTAAGTTGATGAATGCGGAGACTGATACTGACATGGATTATGAAAAGGGCACAATTCCTATGGATGAGTTGGACCACAGTGCCCAAGAGATTGAAAAATTTTGCAAACAGTGTGCAATGCGTGATGCAGTCAGCGAAAGCTTTCCACTAATTCAAAAAGAAGACTTTGGTGCGGTCTATAAAATGGTATCCGATGCGTTAAACGTATCACTTTCTACCGATCTCGGCATCAGTGTGTTCGAGGAACCAGAAAAATTACTAAAACAATTAAGTGAAGACCTCAACCATATCTCATGTGGTATTAGAACATGGGATGATTTAATGGGTGGTGGTAATCTACGTAAGCAACTCCAGATCATATCAGCAAACTCCGGTGGTGGTAAATCCGTATGTTTGAGTAATGTTGCCAACAATTATGTTCTTCAGGGGTTGGATGTAATGTACATATCATTAGAACTCCCACCTGAAATGGTATTCTTGAGACAGGCATACATCATGACTGCCCAATCTCATAGAGTATGGAAAACAAAAATATTCGAAATTGCGAAAAAAATGTCCCACTTCAAAGAAATGGGTGCTGGGGATTTCAGAATTATACGATTACCCGGTGGTAGTACGGCTAATAATTTTCGCTCATACATTAAACAGTATGAAATAGAAAATGGTAAGCCGCCAGATGTTTTGATAGTTGATTACATGGACTTGATGGCTCCTATTTCTAAAATGCATGCCCAACGGGGAGTGTCAGAAGAAGATAAAGCGAAGTCAGAAGATATCTATGAACTACTCCACGCATACAATATGATTGGTTGGACAGCTTCTCAACAGAACCGAGATGCACTGAAAATGAATGAACCTAACCAATCCGTAATTGCTGGTGGGTTATCGAAGATTAACATTTGCGATAACTGGTTGTCTGTTTTTATGACCAGTGAAATGAGATTAGATGGAGAGATGTGGACATATGCGTTCAAGACTCGTTGGTCTGATGGCGCAGGTAAGAGGGCTTTACTGGGATACGATTCCGACACACTGAGGATTTCAGATCATGAATCCCCCAATAAATATGAGGACTTACTCTCTAAGATTAAGAAAAAGACTGACCGGGTGGCCGAAGGTGCTAACATGTTGGAACAGTTAGTAGAAAATGGCCATATTTCTGCACCGTCTAAAGAAAGAACTGTAGAAGATGAAAAGATTGAAAATAAACTAGATGTACTGAAGAGAGAGTTAGTTGACTTTGATGGAGAAGATTCTGAAGAAGTTACACAATTGAAAACAGACATCGATAATGAACTGAATTTGTTAGACTTTAGAACAGCAATTTAATAGGAGATAATATATGAGCAAACTAAAAGTTTCAAAAACGACATATTGGAAGTTGGAAAGTGGAGAAGTATATAATTTGGATGATTTACCAGTACAGGTAGTTCAACAAATAGAAATATATGATTCTATTCGAGAAGACCTTACTGACATAAAATATCAAGAACAGGTTTTCGGATTAGCTTTGGCGACAAAGAGACAACAACTAGAAGCTATAATTTCTAGTATGGCTAAAGCTGCACAACAGAACGCCACAAAAGAGACACCACCCGACACTGTTGATGATTAACCCCATAAATAGTTTATAGAAATTGATATATTATTTATGAGCGACTTTGATCAAATAGACGGAGATGCAACCGAAAACGAAGATGGCCCCGTTACACAAAAAGTGACAGAAAGGCGGGGCCACGCCCTTGAAAAATATTTTGGGGTACCCGAAGAATCCACAGAGATGGAAAGAGTTATACACTCTTCTCCACTCAAGAAGTCAGAAGAATATGACGATAAAGATTCAGAAATTGAAAAAGAGTTGCATGGGGTTTTCGAAAAGGCGATGTCAGGCTATGAATCATTGTCTGATCTTTTAGCGGGTGTTGATCCCAAATACAGAGCTAGATTGGCTGAAGTTGCTGCCACCTACTTAAACACTGCATTAAACGCTTCAACTAAACGGGCAGGACAAAAAGAGTCCATAGAAAAGTTAAAAATGAAGCAGCAAGAAATAGACAAAAAATCTTCCACCACTAAGACAACAAATAATATAATTTATAATGGTGATCGTAACGATTTTTTGAAACTTCTTAGAGACGATACTGACACTAATGAACCCATTGATGTTACGCCCGAAAACACTGATTGATTTTTAACACCCAAGCATATACGATACACCCACCTATTAGGAGATTATACATTGAGTAAGAAACTTGAAAACATGGAAGTATTCATAACAAAGTACAAAGTGGCATATAAAAACAAAATGGCGTTGGAGGAATTCGCGTGGATTCTTGGAATAAAACCAAAAAGTGTTGCCCGAAGAAAGCTCTCAGTGAAACACCATGCTGGCCTCGATCTTCCTGAACTTAATAGATTCGAACAGAACGTTAAGAAATCACACTCTCAAAGACCTAGTGAACAAGACCTTCAGGCATATAAAGATGGTATAGCGAAGATACATGAGACCCAGCGTAAGTTTGTTATGGAGACACATGAAAATTTCCAGAACAATAAAAAAGCTACGTATGTGATTACGGCGGCACAAAATGCAACCCCAGTTCATGAAAACTTTTTAAAGTGTATTCAAAATTACTTAGACATCAATGATGCGGAGCTTATGGTTATCAAATTCCGATATCGGAATCCTACATCCATCTGGACCGTTAATAATCAAGAACAAGAGTGGTGGGATACTAAAGTTGCAAAGTATTTAATTAATAGCCACATAAAGCTAAATGATCATATCCGTGTAATGGGACAAATACCAATAATACCAACAGCGGTTAGACCACTGTCAGGGTTTGATCATGTTACAGGTGAGGACTCTGCAATATTTGGACACCCATCTATAGAACTAAAAACGATACCCACCCCGGCACAAAAATTACCGAAGTTGCTTAAAACAACAGGGGCCATTACAGTTCCAAACTATACTGATTCTAAAGAGGGCCATAAAGGTGAGGCCAACCATTCACTCGCTGCCGCTATTGTGGAGATTGATGGTGATAAGTTTTACACCCGCCACATCCATGCTGACCCGGTAACAGGTGCATTCTACGACAAGGATACCCATTACACGGTAGACGGTGCTGAGAATGGCCACAGAGCCGCTGCGGTGGTAACTGGTGACATTCATGCCGAGTTCCACGATCCTTCGGTGGAAGCAGCCACATATACCGACAAAAACTCTATTATGAACACGCTCAGACCAAAAGTATGGGTGTTACATGATTTGGAAGACTTTTATCGACGAAACCATCACCATAGAGGGAATGATGTAATCGCGTTCGGCAAACATCACTTTGGTAGAAATAACGTTGAAGAGGGTCTCCAGATATCTGCGGATTTTGTGGATAAACATTCTAGGCACGGCATGCTTAACTTGATCGTGAAGTCTAACCACGATGAAGCATTGGATAGATGGTTGCAGGAAGCTGAACCGAAACACGATCCAGAAAATGCAATTCTATACCACTACTTGAAACGACACCAGTACAAAAGTGTAAAAATGAGTAAGACGGGGTTCTCCA